GCGACGGCCCTTCCAGCCTCCACGCGGATCGGCTTCCCCATCACCGCGCCAACCGGGCGGCACTCGTCTGTCGGCTGGCACGGATAATCGGCCCCGCCAGGAGCGCACGGGTCCGTCGGCTCGCACGGGTACTTCGATCCCCCAGGCTCGCACGGGTCCACGCAGGGGTAGAGCGCACCGCCGGGGGCGCACGGGTCCGTCGGCCCTGAGCTGGCCGCGATGGCAGCCGTCACAGAGGAAAGCGCCGGGTCAATGTCCGCGCCCACGCCACCCGTGAGCGCAAAGACGAAGCCCTCTTGAGGCTCGCCGGTGCCGTCAGAGACAGCCTTGAACGTGACCTTCTGATCAACGCTGCCGGCGCCCCAAAAGGCCGTGCCAGACGGGCTCCGTGGGTCGAAATCAAACCCCGTGGTGGGCGCGTCGCCCGCCCCGAGCACTTGCCACCCCATCGACACGGACGGCTCTGTGGGGCCGCTACGGCGCAGCGTAGCTGTGATCGTATCACCCTCGTTGTAGACAGCCTTGTCGAGGGTGACGCTTACCGTTGGCCGCTGGATGCTCATCCAGTTGATCTGCGCCTGCCCGGTCACGCCGGTCAGCGTCAGCCGCAGGTAGCCGTCGTCGCCGACGGTTACGGGCGCGGTGATGCGCGTCTCGGTGTCCCGCGCCCCGGCGTTGCCATAGATGTCAAAGCCCTTATTCACGACAGCCCCGGCGATGTCGAACTTGCGCTGACCGGCAGCCGTCTCGTCACGAGCCGAGAAGCCGAGGGTGACGTAACGCTGTTTCCCCCGGGTTGTATTGACCGGGATCGCGATCTGCATGGTCGCGCCAACCATGCGGGTGTGATCCAGTCGCGGCACCCTGGCATTCTTGATGTCGGGCGGCTGGTTCCCGCCGGTGAAGTACGCACGGGAATAGTAGCGCCCGACGTTGGCCGGGGTGACAGGGTCCCCCTTCGGGTTCTTGCCCCGGCACCAGCCCGAGGTTCTCACCCCAGCGGAGGATGCGTAGGTGGCGCAGCCGGCGGAGGTGAAGCCGCTCTGAGATGGCGATGTCGTCGCTCCGTCTCCAAGCCATGTGTTGTAAAACCAGATGCCCTGCACTGGCGCCACGTTCCAATAGATATCGGCGAACGTGCCGGGGTTCGGGATGCGAGTGTAGTCCGTTCTGTTGTAGACCTGCACATGGTCCATCACGAGCTTGTTAACGCCGTGGCCGATCTGGGACTGGTTGGAGCCGTTGTCGATGAACATCCCCTGCGCTCCGGTACGCAGGACAACATTCTGAAGCGTCAGGTCCGGGCGGGTGCTGCCAGCGCTGTCGCCCTGGCTGTGGATGGTGTCGCCGTGGTTTGCGCCTTTGTTCCCGCAAAGAACGGTGTTCTCCAGGATGGAGTTGACCAGGAAGATCTTGGGCGTCTTGTTGTCTGGCTGATTGCCGCGCAGCGTTATGCCGCCCTCGTATCTCCCGAGGGTCGTCAACGCAAGGGCGTCGCGGCATGTAAACTTCATGTCCACATGCGCGCCTTCCCAATAGCCGATGCCGTCCATCCAGCGGAAGGTCGGGCCGCTGGGATATCCGGCGGCGCTTGCGTTTGTCTCTGGCGTCGGCGGCGGGGAGATGAAGTGCCCGCCGGTGATATAGATGTTGTGGGCTGGGTTCGTCTTCGTTCCGCCGAAGTACGTGTTGTCCCCCATGCTCATGGATGAACCCGGCTTTGGCAGCACGCATGTGCGGTCTGTCGGGAAGATGATCCGCACGTCCTTGCCGGCCATGTCCGCTTGGGATGGCCATCCAGCCTCGCCGATGCACTTGTTCTCGACCACCAGCGGATCTGTCAGCGTCGGCGGCTCGATCAGGTCCGTCGTCCAGCCGCCCACGGCGCCGCCAGATCCGGTCACGGTGTCGTTCTTGGCTGTGCCGCCGGTCACGAAGGCGTTGCCGTTCTCCCAGGTCGTCCCGAAGCTGTCGGTGAAACCGCCTGCGTTCAGACCGAAATCGAGGAAGTACGTCTCCTTGCCGTGGTTGACGCCGGGCTCGCCGGCAGGGTCAAGGGCAACGTCGGCACTGCCGGCGCTTCCCGAGATCGACGCCTCGTCAGCGTCCAGCATGACGAAGCGGAAGTTCCGCACGCCAGCGACAGCCGCGTCCCGCGTCTGCACCGGAACGATAGCCTGGTCCTGGCCCGGCTGGATGACGGCCTCGCCGGTCGGGTACTGGTAGAGCCTGACGAAGTCCACCAGGGCCATCGCCCCGTCAAGCGTCGAGGTGTCCGGGCACGACTCCTCGCCCGTGCACGCAGGGCTGTCAGCGTCTCCGACGCTGGCCTGCAGGACCAGCCGGAATGGGCGATCGAACGGGCTGGCCGGCCCGCCGCCCGGATACTCGATCGTCTCCGGGTTCCCGAACTCGTCTTCGCTCTGCAACGTCCACGGCTGCGTCGGCGGCCAGTCGCCCTGCACAGGCGCCCAATACTCAGTGTTGCCGACCTGAAAGGCGAACCTGGTGACGCCGTCGGTGCCAACGCGCCACCGCGTCGATGCGGCGCGGCTCGTGCCAGACCATGTCGTTCCGTCGTTCAGCAGGCCGGCGATGGCCGGGTATGCGTCGCTGTCCGGGCCGCTGTACTGCAGTTGCGAGAGCCACGTTTTGTTGCGGTCGCCAGAGGTCTTGCCGAGATACAGGCTGTCCACGATCTGCCCTGACCTGGGGCCGGGGCCGTAATAGTGGTCCTCGGGCGCCCGCCAGACGGCATGCGCCCCGCCCTTGCCGGCGGGGTAGTTGACGGCGTACCGGAGCAGGCCGCCACGGAAGGCGCGCTTGCTGAAGACCTGGGAGCTGGTCCAGGCGCCGGCGTCGTGGTCTATGCTGAGCCGCAGGTTGCCACCGGAGACGCTGACAAGGTCAGCCTCCCACGTCCCGTGCTGCGCGTTCTCTGGAATGCCAGGGCACCCGTCCGGCGCCTCGTACGTCTCCATCGCCCCGTCTGCGGCACACCATTCATCACCGAGCGTAGAGCCTGAGAAATCATCCTCCAGCACAGCCGGGAAATCGTCTTCTGCGGCAGGGGTCGCGCCAAGCGGAACGATAGCCCAGCGGACCTTGTCGGCCTGCGCCTTGTCGCCAGAGCGCCGGATGGTGAAGTTGGCGACGGTTCCGTTCTTTACCCTCGTGGGGGCAGTAACGCTGAGAACCGGGGCAACGATGCCATCGTCATTGATGATCGTGCCCGTGGCCGTCGCTGTCCCGATCTGCAGCGTCGGCGAGGAGATGGTGACGGCATAGGGCTCGTCGGGCTCCACCGTCGTGTCGCCGCTGACGACGACCTTAACGTCGGCGGTAGTGCTGCCGGCCGGGATCGTCACAGACCCACGCGGCATGACGCGCTGCTGTTGCTGCGCGATGGCCGGCAGCGCGACAGACAGCAGCGCCAGGAACAGAACGAGCCTTGTGGCGATAGCCATCACGGCCTCTCCCACGCCCTAATGAAGTCCACCGTGTACTTGCA